CAGACGGCTCTGCCGTGGTGAGCATGGAGACCACCGGCCCAGAGGAGTCCCCTGATTTCTACGCGAACATGGTCGAGACCATGGACAGCTACGAGCTCAACAGCTTGGGCATGCGCTACGTCAACCTGCTGGACAAAGACAAGAACGCCCGCGAGGAGCGCGACAAGCAGTACGAGGAGGGCATGAAGCGCACCGGGTTGGGCAAGGACGCACCCGGCGGAGCCAACTTCTACGGCGCATCCAAGGTGGTGCATCCGGTCATGGCCGAGGGCTGCGTGGACTTTGCGTCCCGCGCCATCAAGGAGCTGTTCCCACCGGACGGCCCGGTCCGCACCAAGATTATTGGTGAAGTGGACGACCTGAAGACGCAGCGGGCCGAGCGCAAGCGCGACTTCCTGAACTGGCAGATCACCGAGCAGATTGAAGAGTTCCGCGACGAGCAGGAGCAGATGCTGACCCAGCTACCACTGGGCGGATCGCAGTTCCTGAAGATCTGGTACGACGAGCAGAAGAAGCGCCCCGTGGTGGAGTTCCTGCCAATCGACCGCGTGATCCTGCCCTTTGCGGCCACCAACTTCTACACCGCCCAGCGTGCGGCCGAGGTCCACGAGATCACCGAGTGGGAATACAACCGGCGCGTGGCCAGCGGCATGTACATCGGCGGCTCCAACCTGACCAGCGGCCAAGAGCCCGAGCAGAGCCGCCCGCAGAAGGCCAACGACAAGATTGAGGGCAAGCAGTTCCAAGACAATGACGACGGCCTGCGCAAGGTCTACCACATATACGCGTTCTTGGAGTTTGACGACGACAAGGAGACCAAGGGCGAGATGGCTCCGTACATCATGATGGTGGACGAGCAAAGCTCCGAGGTCATCGGCCTGTACCGTAACTGGGAAGAGGGCGACGACACGATGACCAAGCTCGATTGGATTATCGAGTTCAAGTTCATCCCATGGCGCGGCGCTTACGCCATCGGCCTGCCGCACTTGATCGGTGGCCTGTCCGCAGCCCTGACGGGTGCCCTGCGCGCGCTGTTGGACTCGGCGCACATCAACAACGCCGCGACGATGCTGAAGCTCAAGGGCGCGAAGATCAGCGGCCAGACCCAGCAGATCGAGGTGACGCAGGTTGCCGAGATCGAAGGCGCACCCGGCGTGGACGACATCCGCAAGATCGCCATGCCCATGCCGTTCAACCCGCCGTCGCCGGTGCTATTCCAGCTCTTGGGCTGGTTGGACAACGCGGCCAAGGGGGTAGTGACCACCAGCGAAGAGAAGATCGCCGACGTGACCAGCAACGCCCCGGTGGGCACCACGCAGGCGCTGATTGAACAGGGCGCTGCGGTTTACTCGGCCATCCACGCCCGCCTGCACCAGTCGCAAGCGCGCCTGATCAAGGTCCTGTGCCGCTTGAACCGCTGGCACTTTGACGAGATGCGCAAGGGCGAGATCGTCCAAGATCTGGAGATTGAGCGCGAAGACTTTGAGCGCAACACCGACGTCATCCCGGTGTCCGACCCGCACATCTTCAGCGAGACCCAGCGCATGGCCCAGATGCAGGCCGTGCTGCAACGGGCGGACGCGCACCCTGAGCTGTATGACGCCAAGGCCGTGGAAGAGCGCTTCCTCAAGCAGATCAAGATCCCAAACATTTCCGAGCTGATGAAGGACGTGCCCGCGCCCGAGCAGCGCACGCTGGCCGACGAGAACGCAGCCATGTCGATTGGCCGCCCGTCCTATGCGTACATGCAGCAGGACCATCTGGCGCACATCCAAGGCCACCTGATGTTTGCCATGGACCCGTCGTTTGGATCGAACCCGTTCATCGCCCCGCAGTTCCTGCCCAACTGCATCGAGCACATCAAGCAGCACATGACCCTGTGGTATCTGAACCGCATGAACGGCTACGTGTCCAACCTGCGCGGCGGCAAGCCGGTGACCGACTACGACAACCCCAAGCTGACCGGCATCATCGACCAGCTCTACGCCACCGTTGGCCAGCACGTCGCGTTGGACAGCCAGCAGGTGTTCTCGCAGATCCTGCCGCAGATTCAGCAGCTCCAGCAGATGCTGCAACAGAGCATGCCGCCACCGCAGCTCCCGCCCGATGCGCAGGTCGTCAAGGACACCGCCATGGCCGAGACCCAGCGCAAAACCGCCAAGGACCAGCAGGACGTGCAGATCGACGTCCAGCAGATGCAAGCGGACATTGCCAAGCACAAGATGGACAACGACACCAAGGTCGCCATCGAGAACGCCAAGTTAACCCACGAGACCATCCAACAGGTGGCTCAACCTGCGGCACCCGCCGTGCAACCCCCCGACCAAGGAGCCCTAAATGGCAACCAGTGATGCAGAACAAAAGAGCGTGAACGTGCCCCAGCACAAGCGTATGGCCATGGGCGTGCCGATTACCGGCCAGTCCATGCAAGCCAAGGGCGACGGCAAGGCTCCGGCCAAGCCCGCCGGTGGTCTGAGCCATATCGCTAAGAAAAATAAGTGATATCAGACCTAATCCATATGCTTAAACAGCGGCAAGCCGAGATCCGGCTGTCGCTGGTGGATAACCCTGTGGGCAACTACGACTCGTACAACCGGCTGGTTGGCGAGTATCAAGGCTTGCAGTGGGTGATGGATAGCTTGAACTCGAAACTTGCCGAGAACGAATAAGGCCGCAAGGCCCTAAGCCGCGCTGAAATATGCGCATGTTGAACCTGAAATATGGTTTGTGTAACTAGGAGTTAGTATGAGCGAGAAAGAAAAAATTCCCATGGTGAACGGGGATCAGACGGAAGCCGACCCGGCAGAGCTGGCATGGGCATTTCCTGATGTGCAACCGGGCCAAGCGCCCTACGGTGGGCGAGTAATCGTCCAGCTACGTCGCATCAAAAAGAACGCAGGCGTGATCATCTTGGTGGAGGAAACCAAGGAGAACGAAAAATGGAACAACATGATCGGCAAGGTCGTGGCCATTGGACCGCTGGCGTTTAAAAACAAGGACACCATGGCCCCATGGCCTGAAGGTAGTTGGGCGGAAATTGGCGAATACGTCCGCGTGACGCGCTGGGGCGGCGACCGCTGGGAGCGGCCTGTCCCCAACGAGGAAAACGGCGATCTCAACCCTGTCCTTTTTATGACCCTCAATGATTTTGAGTTGATCGCCAAGGTCACCGACAACCCGTTGTCGTTCAAAGCCTACGTCTAAGGAGATACCATGGCCACACAAGCTAAAGAAGAACCGCTGTACGTACAGGAAAGCGGTGACGGCACCGCCACAGTCGAGCTGCCGGAGAACCTGCTACCCCACGATGACGGCGATGAGCCCGCCCCGCGTGGCGACGCCCGCGATGACGCTGGTGACGAGGACCACCCGGATGACTCGGACGCCGTCCGCGCCGCCCGCCGGGCCCGCCGCCGGTCCAAAAAGGACTTGATCCGCAAGACCAACGAGGAAAAAGACGTCCGTTTGCAACACCTGCAACGCCAAAACGAAGAGATGGCCAACCGGCTGTCCCAAGTTGAGCGTCGCACGCAGGGCGCGGACATGGCCAGATTGGAAAAAGCTATTGACGACGAGCAAGTCCGGGTGGAATACCACCGGATGAAGCTGTCCGAGGCCACCAGTTCAGGCGATGGAGAGGCCGCAGTGGCCGCTCAGGAGGCTTTGTACGACGCTCGGCAGAAAATGGAGCAGTTGAACCGCCTGAAGCAGCAAGCAGACCGCCCGGCAGACAACAGCCCACGGATTGACCCCGGTGTACAGCGTCACGCCACCCAGTGGATTGACCGAAACGGCTGGTACAAGCCCGATCTGTCCGATACCGACAGCCGGATCGCCAAAGTGATCGACGAAGACCTCGTAAAAGAGGGCTGGAACCCCGGAACGGCCGATTATTGGGACGAATTGGACTCCCGCTTGCAGAAAAGGCTTCCCCATAGGTATAATGAATCGTCAGACCGACGTGATTCACCTAACAGGACTCCAAGGAACACCGTGGGAAGCTCAGGACGCGAAGCATCAGCCGCATACGGGGGCACAAACCGTACTTTCACTCTCACCGCTGAACAAGTGCGTGCGATGAAGGACGCAGGTATGTGGGAAAACCCCGAAAAGCGCGCAAAGATGATCAAGCGATACGCAGAGCAAGCACGAACAACCCAACGGAGTAACTAATCATGGCCGAATCACGTCTCAAAAAATCTCTAGGAACCGGTACGCGCGAAACTCGTGCAAACGAGGACGGCAGCCGGGCAGCCCCTGAAGAAAAGTTCATTTCAACGCAGGAACGTCGCAAGATGTGGAGCGAAGAATGGACACAATCCGCATTGCCCAAATTGCCCAACCTTGACGGTTGGCATCTTTGCTGGCTCTCAACAACCAACAGCTACGATTCCATCGATAAACGAATGCGCCTCGGGTACGTTCCAGTTAAGTCTGAAGAGATACCCGGGTACGAAGAATATCGCGTGAAATCCGGTGAGCATGTTGGCTTCATATCATGCAACGAGATGTTGCTGTTCAAACTGCCGATGGATGTCTTCCAAGAGATCATGACGCACATGCACCACGATATGCCACAAGACGAGGAAGAAAAAATCCGCGTTCAAGTGGAAAATCTACAGGGCGCACGGGACAGTCGCGGGAAGTCGCTGGTTGGAATTGAGGGCGATGGTTTGGGGAACTTTGCGCAGCAACCCAACCGAGCGCCGGTTTTTTCCGGCTAATTCAAGGAGTTTTATATGAGTGCAACCTCTACTCCGTTTGGTTTGCGTCCTTCTTTCCATCCTTCGGGACTGGATCGGGCTGTGGCGCTGACGGACGGTATTCTGTCGACGTATTCGTCGAATATTTTGAAAGGTCAACCGGTAGCCCTGAACAGCTCCGGCGTGATTATCGTCGCCACTGCTGGCAGCGCCTACCAAGGCGCGTTTGCTGGTGTGGAGTGGACTGATACCACTGGCCGTCGCCGCGTGTCCAATTACTGGCCCGCATCCACCGCGTACATCACTGGTTCGTGCGTAGCTTATTACTACAGCGACCCCAACATCGTGTACGACATCCAGTGTGATGGCTCGTTGGCACAAACCTCCATCGGAGACCAAGCTAACTTCAGCAATATCACTGCTGGTTCGACCACCACCGGCCTGTCTGCCGCTACCATCTCTTCGAGTTTGGCTGGCTCCAGCGCTGTTGGCGATATGCGCATCATTGGCTTGTACCAAGGTGTGGATAACGCTTGGGGTGATGCCTATACGACTGTGCAGGTTCAAGTGAGCCGCAGCCAGTTTGTTGCCACCATTAACGCTATTTAAGGAGGCATAAAAAATGGCCGCTCCAATGAGAAGTACGGACTTTCGTTCGATTGTTGAACCAATCCTGAACGAATGTTTCGATGGCGTTTATGACCAACGCGCAGATGAATGGTCACGTGTTTTCCGCGAGGAAGACGGTATCCCCCGTAACTACCACGAAGAGCCCGTCCTGTACGGCTTCGGCGCGGCTCCCCAGTTGCCTGACGGCACTCCCGTCACGTACCAACAGGGCGGCGTGCTCTTCTTGCAGCGCTACGTCTACAAGGTCTACGGTCTGGCTTTTGCCCTGACCAAGGTCCTCGTGGAAGACGGCGACCACATCCGTCTGGGTCAGGTGTACGCACGTCACTTGGCACAGTCGTTGGTGGAAACCAAAGAGCTGCTTTGCGCAAACATCTTGAACACCGCGTTCAACTCCAGCTACCCCGGTGGCGATGGCGTGCCGCTGATCAGTACCGCTCACCCCATCGTGAACGGCACCTTCAGCAACCAGCTTGCCACCTCGGCTAACCTGAGCCAGACATCGCTTGAGCAGATGCTGATCCAGATTCGCCAAGCTGTGGACAACAACGGCAAGAAGATCCGTCTGGTGCCCCGCCAATTGGTGGTCGCCCCCGGCAACATCTTCCAAGCCGAAGTTCTGCTGAAGTCGGTCCTGCGCACCGGCAATGCCAACAACGACATCAACCCGGTGAAATCCATCGGCTTGCTGGACGAAGGCGCTGCTGTTCTGTCGCGTCTGACCAACGCCAGCGCGTTCTGGGTTCAGACCGATGCACCCGAGGGCATGAAGCTCTTGATGCGTCGTCGTCTGGAGAAGACCATGGAAGGCGATTTTGAGACCGACTCCATGCGCTACAAAGCAACCGAGCGTTACATCCCCGGGTTCACCGACCCACGTGCAATGTACGGTACTGCTGGCATTTAATTGCCGAAGGGCTCGGGAGGGGGCCTTAACCCCTCCCACCATTTTTAACATCGGTCAAACTTTTCAAGGAGCAGACCATGCCTCAATTTTCAGATGATCTATTTCTGGGAACGGCTGTTGCCTATCAAGGCACAGACGCTTACCCCAATTCCGCTACTTTTACAGGCTCCATAGCCACCACCACACTGACCGTCACGGCAATGCTGTCGGGCGACCCCATTGTTCTGGGTATGTACATCGACAGCTCGACCTCGCTGACCAATGGAACCTACATCACGGCATTTGGTACTGGCACGGGCGGCATAGGCACCTACACCGTAAGCGCGTCGCAGACTGTTGCAAGCTCCACCATCGTTGGTTCTGGTAATGCCTTGTTGCAAAACCCTTCCCCAATGGATGTGGGCGTCGGCCCGTTGGGCCGTGTGTACATCTGGGACGTGGTGCCACAGGCCAAATTGACGACCAACATTGTTGCTGCGGCGATTACCACTGCCACAACTTTGACGCTTGCCGCTGGGGCCGGAGTTAAATCGGCAACCACTACAAGCGGTGCTACCGTACTGCAATTGGATTGCCCAAGAGCCGTGGCTACCACTACAGGCGCAGGCACACCGACTTCGGTCAACATCACCGTTTCAGGCTACGACTACTACGGTCAGGCCATGAGCGAAGTGATTGCAACAGGGACGGTTGCGTCAACGACTGTGAACGGTAAGAAAGCCTTCTACCAAATCTCTAGCGTTGTTTCCTCGGGAGCCAGCGTAGTGACCGTGGCTGTCGGCACAACTGATATTCTGGGTCTGCCCTTGCGAGTGATTGACCGGGGTTACATCACCCGCGCTGGCTGGGACAACACCTTGGCTGAAGATGCTGGCACTATGACCGTTGCCGCTACTGCTACCGCAACCACCACCACTGGTGATGTGCGAGGCACTTACCTTCCATCTTCGGCGGCGGACGGTGTCAAACGTCTTGTGATGGGCGTAGCCCTGCCAGCGATTGCGGCAGGCCCAAATGCAACCCGTGTCGGCGCGTTTGGCGTCACACAAGCATAAGGAGTAAATCATGGGCCAATTTAAACCTATGGTCAAGATGGAGACCACCGAGCCTTCAGTGATTCTGAAGCTCAAAAAGGGCGGCCATGTTGCTGGCCACTCCGCTATGAAGAGCAGCATGCCTATGGACATGGCTGACGGTAAATTTGCCCCTCCCGGCAAGGCACCGAAGAAGCCGTCCATCATGGACCGTCGCAAGTCCATGAAGGCACCCATGCTGATGTCCAAAGACGGCGGCGTAGCCAAGAAGGCTATGGGCGGCATGATGGGCGCTCCCGCAGGCGCTGGCGCGATGATGAGTCCTGCCATGAAAAAGGCGCTCATGATGCGCATGATGGCCCAGCGCGGCGCTGGACGCCCCGGAATGGCTGCTCCCGCAGCCCCCATGGCTCCGGCCATGAAAAAGGGCGGCAAGGCTGGTGACATGGGCCAAGACAAGGCCATGATCAAAAAGGCTTTCAAGCAGCACGACGCGCAAGAGCACATGGGCGGCGAAGGCACTAAGCTGAAGCTGCGCAAGGGCGGCACGACCAAGGTTGTTGACGGCGACAAAACCGACAAGGCGCACGGCACTGGTGCTGTCAAGATGGGCAAACCGGGCGGCTACGCTACCGGCGGAGTGGCCATGTCCAACGCTGGCGGGTACAAAAAAGGCGGTAGCGCTGACTGGGAAAATCGCCCAGCAAACTCGGCCAAGCCCGGCAAGACCAACACCACAACCGGTGAAGTCAAGGAATCTAATGCTGGCGGCTACAAAAAAGGCGGTGCTGCAAAAAAGCATTTCGCTACGGGGGGCAGTGTTAACAACGCTGGCCACGCCGTAGCAATGCCCCGTAAGCCGGTGTCAAAGCCGATAGCCAACAGCCTGCAGTCCGGCACCTTCAAAAAGGGCGGCAAGGTGGCCTACAAGGCTGCTGGCGGTAGCGAAAGCTATCCAACGGCTGATGACGGCTACGATCCTGTTGTTGAGCGGGAAGCCCGTCGTCGGGAGGCTGAAAAAGAAGCCACCCGTCGTGAGAACGAAGCGACACCGGTGATGGACTCTGTCAAACGGCTGCTTGGCATCCGGCCAAACGCCGGGGCAGGACGGGGTTTTGTGAACCCCACGATGACCCGCAAAGCAGGCGGCCGCGCCTGTTGAAAACGAGTGGGGGCTTCGGCCCCCGCTTCTTATTTTGGAGAATTAAATGCGACCACTTGTACTAGGCCCATACACGCCTGCGGTAGCTTCGACAACGGCATTTAATGCCCAAGGTTTCACCAGCACCGGCGACGCAACGGCTCCGACTACCACGTCTACGTCAGATGGTCTGGCGCACTACGTCACGCTGACATCTCCTGCGCAAGCCACGCTGGCTGGCATCAATTTCACGATTGTCGGCACAGATCCCGATGGCCACAGCATCAGCGAAACAATCGCTGGCCCGGCCAGCGCGTCGACAGTCACAAGCACCAAGTTCTTCAAGACCGTGCTGACTATCCAGCCATCGGCGACTATGGGAGCTTTGACGTTGGCAGTCGGCATTGCGGTCACGGCCATCACCCCAACAATCCCGCTGACCAACTCAGCCGCTGCGGCCAGCATGACCGTGGCCGTGACGGGAACAGTTAATTACACGATGTATGAGACCTTTGCCAACGTGTATGTGCATAGCGCAAACTCCGTGTCTACGCCGATTACCGCGTTGACATCCAAAACGGCAAACACCTCTGGAACTGCGGCAGTCAGCGCCACTGGCGTTATTTTGCTTATCAACTCCGTCACCGCAAGCGCAACTGTCACTGTTTGGCTGAACCAAAATAGCTCTGGGCTGGCGTAAGCATGCCAAGCAAGTCACCAGCCCAGCACCGCCTGATGCAGGCCGCTGCCCATACCAAGGGCGGGTTTGGTGGCGTCCCGCAAAAGGTCGGCAAGGAGTTTGTCAAGGCCGACAAAATGAAAGAAGGTGGACTGTATGCGAACATTCATGCAAAACGTGAGCGAATCGCTGAAGGCTCTGGCGAAAAAATGCGCAGAGTGGGCAGCAAAGGTGCGCCAACGGCTGATGCCTTCAAAGAATCAGCAAAAACCGCCAAACTGAAGAATGGTGGTCCGAGCTTGGCAATCGGTCGTGGTGAAAAACTGCCAGCCAAACAAGGCGCAGGATTGACCGCTGCTGGCCGAGCTAAGTACAACCGAGAGACCGGATCAAACCTGAAAGCACCCCAGCCGCAAGGCGGTGCCCGGCGCGATTCATTCTGTGCCCGCATGGGTCCTGTCGCTGAGAAAAGCGAAAAAGGAAGCCGTGCTCGGGCGTCTATGCAACGCTGGAACTGTCCCGGCTGGTAAGGAGCAATCATGGCTGACGATTACGCACCACAATACAGTTTCACCACCGAGGTGAATCAGGCTACTGGCCAACCGCAGTACTTCTACACCAACTTGGGTTCCCAAAAAAGGACTGAGCTGCAAGATGTGGATACGTACAACCGCTTGAAGGCAAAATTTAATGCTACAACCGACCAAGGGTTTAACGATGTGACCAAAGCCCAAGAGCAAGAAGCTGGTTTCACGCAAGACGATACCGCCCAAGGAATGCGGGCACGTAGGCAGGCGGCTCAGGCACGTCAAACCCCTTTGCTGAAGGCCAAAGGCGGCGCTATCAGTCTGAAAGACTGCAAGGTGTCTACCTGCGCGCCCAGCAAGAAAAAATCAAGCTGGTAAGGAACAATCATGGCCTACACCCCAAACCCAGATCGTGAAATCGTAAACGGAAAAGCTAAGGTCTCCGCAAAGGAGCTTGCTGATTTTCAAAAGCAATACGGCAGCGATAAAACTCTGCGCGACCTGCTGAACATGGACAAAGGTCTGGTTCGCAGAAAAGACCCAGAGGACATTCAGTCAAGCACGGATGCAAAACCAAGCATGAGTCGGCAATCTGGCCCACCCACTACAACCCAAGGCGCTACCTACCCTAAAGCTGCTCCAGTAACTGATAAAGGCTCAAGCGAAATGGTCCAAGGCTTTCGCGCTGCCCGCGAAAAGTTTGGCGATACACCGTTTGTGGATGCTTTGATGAATGCCGGTAAAGCCGGTATCGCAATTGAAGGCGGCAAGCTGCTTGGGCCAGCAGGCCGCACGATAGGCGCAATAGTCAAAAAAGAATTTAGCGAAGACGGTCTTTTTCCAACATTTAAAAGTGAAAAAGAACCCCCGTTCAGCAGGTACGACACCCTCAGCCCAGAAAATCAAGCGGTTTCTCGGCAATACCGGTCAACGTACGACGATAGACCGGGGCCGATGAAAAAAGGCGGCGCGGTAAAACAATACGCCAAGGGTGGCAAAATCAGCCTCGCTGCGTGCGGTGTTTCGACCCACAAGCCCGCAAAGAAAAACCCTAACTTCTAAGGACGCCCGTGGCCTACTCTGGAACCGTTGGACAGACCGTTATAACGGTCCAGCAGCTCATCGACCACGGTGCGCGTCGGTGCGGGAAGCTGGCCGAGGAATTGACGGTCGAGCAGGTCCAGTCGGCCAAGGAGTCGCTGTTCATCCTGTTGTCGAACATCGCCAACATGGGCATCAACTACTGGGCCATCAGCAAGAAGGTCATCGGCCTGAACGCGGACCAGTACATCTACAGCCTACCCGTGGGCGCGATTGACGCCTTGAACGTGCTCTACCGCACCATGGACCGCCCCGACGGTGCCTACACCTCTTCTGCGGGCGGCACGGTGGCCAACGTCTACGACGGCGACGTCGACACCTTTTGCCAGCAAACATCGGCTAACGGCAACATCGCGGTAAATTTTGGGACCACCGATCCGCAATACGTCGGCTCCATTGGGTTTTTACCCTACGTCTCTGGCGGCGGATCGGCCACATGGAACTACGCGCTCCAGTACTCGACCGACGGTTCCACGTGGAACACTCTGGCCACCGGCACCAGTGTGGCGGTGACGGACAACCAGTGGGTGTGGACGGACATCGACCCCGGGCAAAACGTGGCCTACTACCGCATGCTTGCCACCAGCGGCACGACGCTTGCCCTGCGTGAGCTGTACTTCGGCACGATGGCCCGTGAGCTTCAGATGGCGCGTCTGAACCGCGACGACTACACCAACCTACCCAACAAGCAATTCACGGCCAACCAGCCCTTCCAGTTCTGGTTTGACCGCACGATCCCCCAGCCGACCATGTACCTGTGGCCGGTGCCCTCGGACCCGTTTGTCCAGATGACGGTCTGGTACTCGCGTCAGATCATGGACGTCGGATCGCTTTCTGGCGAACTGGAGATCCCGCAGCGCTGGTACGAGGCCATCCTAATGATGCTATCGCACAGGATGAGCTTGGAGCTGCCTGCGGTGCAGGCTGACCGCATCGGCTACCTCGAAGGCCAAGCGGACAAGTACTTCAACATGGCCGAGCAAGAAGAGCGCGACAAGTCGCCGATCTACTACAGCCCGAATATTTCCGTGTACACACGCTGATGCCAAGATTCCTTAGCACCCAAGGACTGACGTCTCTTGCAATCGCAATATGCGACCGGTGCAAGATGAAACGCGCGTTTGTCCAACTCGGGCCGGACCCCAATTTCCCCGGCCTGCGCGTGTGCGATCAGGGCTGCATGGATACGCTGGACCCATACCGACTGGCCGCCCGCCAGACCGAGCGGATAAACTTGCGTTTCCCGAGGCCGGATGTCAGCGTGGATGCGGGCGATGATTACCTGATAACCGGCGGGAACAACCAGTTCCAGATCTCGACCGAGCAGAACACGCAGACGCCCACGCAGACCGGAAACAAGGATACGATTGCCCCAAGCCCACCTAGCAATACGAGCACATAATGTCCGCACAAGTAACCATATCCCAACTGCCCACGGCTGGTGCGATCACCGGAACTGAGCTCGTCCCCGTGGTCCAAAACGGGGTCACGGTCCAGACTACGACTGCGGCGCTTGCTGGCTCACCTGTCCAGACCTACACCTACCTGACAGTCTCTCAGACCCCGCAGTTGGCCAACAGCCGCTATGTCGGCGTCACCAACGGGCTGGTCATCACCGACGGCGGTGCCCAAGGGCTGTTCAATATCAGCACCACGGGCGCTTTGCTGTCGCTGGTGAACTCCGGCACTGGCTTTCAGGTAAAAACGTCTGCAACGGCCATTACGCCCCGTTCTATCGCTGTTTCTAACGCTGGCCTGTCCATAACCAACGGCAGCGGTGTTTCCGGCGACCCAACAATCACGCTGGACGGAGCGCCTCTCAACCTCGCAAACCTCAGTGCCAACGGCCTGCTAACCATCACCACGGCTGGCGGTGTGGGTGCAACGACCTTACAAGGCACGGCGAACCAGATTACGGTGACCTTTGGAAATGCAGTGGGCGGATCTCCGACCATTGCAATAACTGACAACCCTGTACTCCCCGGCGCGGCCAGCGCAACCCTCCCAATAGGAACCACGGGCGACCGCCCCGGAAGCCCGGTAAACGGGATGATTCGGTACAACAGCACCATCGGGCTGTTTGAGGGCTACATCAAC